TTTGAGAAGCACCTATTGCATTAGCTAAACCACCTAAAATAAATGTATATAGACTACTTTTTAGGTTCATTTGGATGAACTTATTATTGACAAAATAACCAATACTTAAAATATCATTTGTTGATAAATTAGTTCGAGAATAAAATGATATGTGATTACTTTGACCATTCAATGTATTTGCGTTTAAAAATGTGTTAGCAGTTCCATTAACTCCATTTGGAAGACATCCGTTTGCACTATGAGTTATTGTCCCAGAGAATGACAACCTAAATGCTACATCTAAATCTCTGGGATCTTTTAAATTAAACTTATGTGTCGTTGCAGTTCCACCAACAAATGGATAGATGGCTTTCATTTTAGTCCATAAATTATTAGACTTTAATCCCACAACCAATGCATTTATTGCACTTTGTTGTGTTGATCCTGTGATACCAGCAGCAGTTATAAATGCTTGTGCATCACTATCTATGTTATTATGTTGATTTATTATATACAAAAATCATAGTAATTACTATAAAATTATTTTTGGGGTTTAGCAGGTTTTACAGGCCATTCATTAAATTTTGGAAACTGATTATTTGTTAAATAACTATTTTCTCTTATATCCCTTTCAGTTCTGCAATCATCCAGCCATTGCAAAACAGCTTTATAATATTGGTGTTCGTTTTGTTTTGTGTTTAAACTTATCCTACTTAATAATTTAATTCGCTCCCACTCAGGACAATTAGTATCAAGATATGATGCCAACTCATCATTTAATTTTTGAATAATTTCAGGGGTGTTTTTTTCGACTAATGAATAATTTCTATTAGCTAACTTTATATGTGTATAGGTAGTATGTAAATTTTTTGTTAAAACGTCTGTATAAGTAGTGAAATATTTATCAGGATTAGGATTTTCAATAAGATTTTCTTTAATAAAATAGATTTCAATATTTGGATCAAGCCCTTCAATAGGTTCTGAAATATCAATTCTTGGGTAGTGATCTTCTTTTTTTTCTTTTGTTATCTTATTATATATAATTACATTCATTAAATTTTAAAAATTAATACTTCAAATTATTTTTATGTTCTTTTCATCATTAAATGTATAGTCAAACCTTTTCCTTTTGTGTTTACCCCTACTTGTGTTATTCTGGTATTTAATTTAACACCTTTTAACCAGTTAACTACTGATAATGTTGGTTGATTTGCAGAGGTTAAGGAAGTGTATCTATTTGATTCTATATTTATTTTATTTGCTCCAAAAATAGTTGCACCACTATAATAAATATCTGCAATAAATGTTGCACCACTTGCAACAGTATCCAAAGCACCGAATACCCCTAATAATGTGCAATTAAAAGGAACTGGAAATCCGGCAACATTATTATTTAATGCCAAATCAGTTGTTAAATCTGAACAATCATAACTTATATATTCAACTGCACCTGTATTGCCTGTGTATGAATTTATTTGGGATTTGCTATAATAATTATTTAATAGGGTTGTTCCTGTAAAGGAATTAAATGTTGAAATGTTTAATTTGGTGTTTGTAATGCCTGAAATATAATTAATTTCACTGTCAGTTTGACCTGTGTAGGTATTAATTTGGGATTTGTTATAAAAATTATTTGACAGGGTTGTTCCTGTAAAGGAATTAAATGTACTTGTATTTAATTTGTTATTAATTAAACTATTAGTTTGACCTGTGTATGAATTTATTTCAGTTTTTGTATAAAAATTTCCCGTTCCACCTGTAACACTTTCAAGATAATCTAATCTTAAATCTTGTTGAATGTTTTTATTGATAACACCTGCTATACTATAATTGTTTAATGTATTACCGCTTAGATAATTGTTAGTTTGCAATATGGTAGTAGGATTGTCGCAATTATCGAAATTTCGTTTGTTTAAAACAGTTAGATCAATGTAAATTCCTGAACATAAATCATTAAATTGTTCAATAAATGGGTTAAAACTGGACGGAGTTACAACAACATCATAGTAAAATGCTAAATTTCTGATAATATCTTCAGCAATATGCATCATATCAGATTGTATTTCAATATCATTCACATTATCTGAAATACGATCAATTGCATAAAGCCTAAACACGTTGCTAAATGTGTTTTCTGCCATTTCAGCGTTAAGAATGTCGATCCAAACCAAAGGATATTCAATATTTGATAAGCCATTGATTTTAAATATATCGCCTTTTTCAACCTGATTAACTGAAGTATGACCAGAAGCAATTGTATATATAGTATTTAAAATATTTTTCATTTATTATAACAAGGTTTGCCGTAATTTTTATATTTGTTATCCATATTTAAAACAATTGGACTTTGCCAAACATTTTCGTTTGCAATTATATCCGCAAACCCCCTATATTGCCTATATTCAGGAAAAAGATCAATCTTATCAATTAAATAATCCTGCAACCTATTTTTATAAAATTCTGCAAAATTTTTGTAGTAGTTTTTTAAAAATTTTATATCATCAATTGAAATAGAATTTGCATTTACATCTGAATTCTGAACAACGCCAATATTGCGGGTTTTATATGTGATTCTTACCTGCAATTCAGCCGCAATTTCATAGATTAAAAGATCTTTTATGTAATAATCTACTAAAGTTTTGGTGTCTGTATGCCCTGAAAGTGTTGGATCTGTGTAAATTTCCTGTCTTATTCGGTCATATAATACCGATCCGATAGAACTTTGTAAGGTAATATCTTGCACAGTCTTTATAATTGGATATATATATGTGTTATTAACATTTTTATCTAGTTCTAAAGATTCTTTGATAGTTGATTCTGAAATTATTGTTATATCTCTATAATTTGACATTCTTAACTATTTAATATTGGTTTAATGTTATTGTTTTCAATTTGAAATGGTTTGATAGATAACTTCAAATTAGGATAGGTTAACCCCAAAATCTTTTCAAATTCTCTGCAAAGGTCTTTTTGTAAAGGTTCTATGACAGTTTTATTATAAATTTGAAATGCTTCAATAAATTCGGTCTTTGAAAACCCCTGATTTTCTGCTAAAATTCCAAAAAGTGATGGACTGGTTATTTTATGACTTATAAATATTTGATTTTGTACTGTTTTAAATAACGCTTCATATTTTTTATCATAATCATCTGAATCAAGACGGTCAATTGTTACTGAATTTTCTTTAGTGTCATTGAAACTAATTAAAAGTTTTTGGGCTTCAGTTCCTGTGAATTTATCTTTTAGTTTTCTTTCTATTTGTTCTTGTATTTCAACAGGTGGAACACCATTATTAAAGTTTATAATTCCACTTGCCAGAAAATTTGTATTTACATTGTTTAAATGGAAATCATTGATCTTAATACTGGTTAAAATGGCTTTAATTGCTGCGTTATATAAGGGAATTGGATATATATTTCTGGTTTTTTTACCATTGTAATATACAATTGTGTTTGTTTTTGGATTTTTTGGATCAAAAATTTCATACTCTATTGCTTCAGCACCCCATTTACCAAATTCTTTGCAGTAATAAGCCTTTGTTATATCTTCATTTACCCGAATAAAATTAAATGGAATTGGAATTACTTCAGTAATCTCTTTAAATCTGTTTAATATTACTTTATATGTATATCCGCCAAAAATTTGATAATCCCATTCACAAAGTCTGAACACATCATTTAAAATTTGTCCATCTTTATTGATTTCTTTAAGATTTTTGAGCTTTTTATCTGATATAATTAATTCAGATCCCAAAACATAATTAACCGTTGAATCAATTATACTTTGATGTTCGCTACAATTATCATATAAATCCAGTAAAAAATTTGGATAAACATTATCTAAACCATATCCAACATAATTTTTATGTTTAATCTTAACTTCTTTTAATTCAGGTACTTGTATTTCATCTGAAGACAAAGAAATTAAAGACATTTTGCAATTTCCTTTAACCATTATAAATTATTTTATTCTCATTTTGATCATAATCAATGATCAAATTATCGTTGTAAGTATTTATTAATATGCCACTTCCAACAAGTTTATTATTTTCGTTATAGATTTTATAATCATATTCGCCCCGATAGGGTAAATAAATTACATTGTTTGAAGTACCCGTATTTGTTTGGATTGAAACAATATTAAACAGACTATATTGATCTAATGAATTTGATAAATTTTCAATTGTTGTTGAAAAAATTTCATTTGATGGATATGTACATTGAAGTAAATATGTTTCTGTTTGTGGGTTTAACAGGTATAGCGTTATGATTTTTGAAATGTTATATTCGAGTTTTATTGTCATTTCCTTTATTTTTCCTGAATTTTCTTCAATTTGACTTAATTTGTATATAAATATCTTTATTTGAATTTCTGTTAATAAAAAAAGCTGTCAGGATTGACAGCTTATATATAAAAAAAAAGATATGTAAAAATTATTACCAATTAACTTGGCAATGGGAGGGAAACATTTGAATCAAGTATTGCAGTTAAGCAACTAGGATCGATGAAAAAAGGCGGGATCTTATCAATTTGCTGTAAAGTATATTGATATCCGTTTGCGTCTCCAAAATTAATACCTGTGTTTGCACTACCAGCGTTTAAAGTTACAACACTGCCAAAGCCTAAACCCCAGTAATCATCATTATTATCCCGAACAATAACCGACATATTACCAACAGACAAAGCTTTTAACTCTAATCTTTTTGATGCATTTAATCTTGGTATACTAAACACTAGATCCGTTTGATAAAATGTAGTTCCTGCCTGATCGTTTGTTGTAACAGTAGTATTGAGTGAAGCTACCTGTTTACGTAATTGATATGTTTTAAATGTTTGACCAGCCGTTAAATAAATAGCACTGATTACTTCAGTGTTACCGCTAAAAGTATAGCCTGTAACATAGCCATTATCAATTATATAAACCTCTTTAACACCTCCGGCACTATCTTTGCAATCAAGTAATTGACCTGTAAAGGAATATGAACAACTCATTTGAAAAATTTTTTAAATAAAATTATTTTTTTATTCCAATACGAAATCAACGATCATATCAGGGAAAGCGATTTGACAACCGGAATTGAACTGAATTGCTAATCTGAAATCTTGGTTATCTTTAGAAAACCATAAATCGAATTTTTCTTCATCACCTTGTAAGTCAGTACCATAATAGAAGTTGCTTAATTGACCAGCAACGATCCTATTAGTTGAATTTAAACCATTAACAGCGATCATTTTTATTAAAGTACCAGGTATTAAAAGTTCTTGATTTGCTAATTCTGTTGAATTTGCAACATAATTGTACATATTCGCATTTTTTAAAGCAATAGTGTACTTTCTGAAAGTATCTGCACCAACAAAAACAACTGTATCTTTTTTGTCTAAAATTTCTTCAGGAATAACACTGTAAACAGCGTCGATTATTGCAACAACATTTGAAGTTGTGATCGCTGTGTAATTACCTGTGTTACCGTTTACGGTTGAACCGCTAGCGGCGGTTAAAATAGTTAAATATCCATCAAACAAATCACCGTCGTTTGTATCGCCTTGCCAAACTAATGTTTCAAGGTTTGATCCAACGTTTTCGATTTCTTGATCTATAATCATCTGTTCAAATGGAAGTTGTGCAGTACCAGCGGCGATCTTAACTTCATAATTTGCCCAGTAATTGCGCAAATCCTTATCACAATAAGTTTTATTGATTTTTACAATTCCGGTTTCAATCTTACGTTGAGTCAGAGATGTTGAACCACTTGCAGTAAATCCACAAGCTGATCCATCTTGAAAGTAAGTAGTTGAATTTAATAAGTTTATAGCGGCAGAGCCTTTTACGCCTACTTGTAAATTTACAAGTTTAGTAGTTTTTGCGGAAAGAACCGATTTTCCGATCAGTTCTAATTTTGTTTGGTCAACATATGCGGTTAGACCGGCAACATTAAAAGCCATTTATTTTTTCATATTTAAATAATATTATTTTTTTGGGAAAAATTTTGATGCGTCTATAGTTGTTTTTATATCTTCAATTTTGGTTTTTTTGGGTTCATTTTCTTTTTGGTTTTCGTTACCAAATTGAATAATAGCATCATTTAACTTATTAATAAACCCTGCCATTTCAGCAAGTTTATTGTTTAAAGTTTTGAATTCATTTTCAAATTTTTCTTTTTCTTCTTTACTCATTGAAGCTTCAACACTTGCAACAGTTTCTTTTTGTTCGGTTACTGGTTCATTTGAAGGTTGATCCAATGTTATTTTACTAATAACACCATTTGCAACTTCAATCGATTTGCCAGGTAAACTATATACACCGTCTGGTAAGGCTATTTTATTGCCGTCTGCATCATATGTATATACAGCTAAACCTTCAACCAGATCACCGTCATAAATAACTAATAAGCCTTCGTTTGATGTTTCTTCAGTAAAATTGAAAAGTAATTTTGATAATTTTTTTCGTATTTCAATCAATTCATTTTTAAGCATTTTTATTGAATTTATTATAAATATTATTTTTAAAATTTTTGTTTATTTAATTAGCGTCAAAAGCTTATGAATACTGATAAATAAATCATTTTCATTTGAAAATTTATTTTTGTTTAAATCTTCATAATCAAAATAACCCTCTATACTAAAACCTTTGAAATCTCCTTTTTTAATCATATTCCAAACACCACTTTGATCAATTTTATAACTTACAATCCAACTTCCATCTGTAATACTTGAAAATGCTTTAGGTGGATTAATTCCTAATTCTCTGTTAACTATATAACTTTCAAACATATAAGCACCGTCAAAAAAAAGATTGTGATCTAAATTGACTTCTTTGGTTAAGTTTTCTTTAAAGAATTTTAATACTATATCTTTAATTGTTTGACGATCAAAAATAACATAATGATCTTCTTTTATTTTGTTGTTTGCATTACGGTAAATAGGGACATTTGCCAACATAGCAACACCTGTAATAATGTGTTGATCTTCATCAAGTGAATATTTTTGAAATTCATTATTGAATTTTAAAAAATCAAAATTTACAGCGGGTTGTTCAACAAGGCTAATTGCAGTTACTCCATTTTCTTGATCTTCAGTATCATTAATGATAAGCTTATATAACTTTAAATTGTCATTCATATATGAATTTTTTTTATAAATATTATTTTTTAGATAATTGTTAAAACTCTAACCTTTTATGTATATGGGTTAATTAAAAGGTTGTTTCGTTATTGAGTTTTTCAATTTTTTTCTGACTGTTGGAAATATCACTTTCAACAATATATGCCCGTATAGGCTGCATTTTATTGTTATTAAGTTCATTGTCAGTTAAAATATTTCTTGACGGTGTTATTTGTTGCGGAATGTTCGGTGGTGTTATAGATCCCGAATTATTACCAATACCACCACTTGTATTTACATTTGAATCAATATTATTTGATTCATATTTTTGACTTAATATTTTTTTGACATTTAATAAACCGCTTGCAATTGCCGCACCCGCCGCAATTGATTTAAAAACTAATCCACCTGGAGTTTGAGCAAAAACTTCTGTTGCTGCCTTATATGTGTCAATTGTTGCGTTTGCTGCATTTGCAATTTTTTGAATTTCAAACGCCCGTTTTTGCGCCTTTTCACCTTTGTTTGCAAACAAACTTGTTAGATCTGCAATTCCTTGGAATGTGCTTTGTGTAACTTCTATTTTTGCAGCTTTCTTTCTTTTTTCAAGTTCAATTTCTTTTATTGCTTGTTCTTGTTGTCTTTCAAACATTGCATTCCCAAGATCAATTTGTTGTTGAATTTCTGCTGCTGCAACTTCTTCTTCTAATGCTTTTTGTTGAGCTTCTGTTTCAGTTGCAAGTGCATATGCTTCTTTTTCAATTTGTCTATCTATCTCATTTTGATATCTTAAAAGATCATTATGTTTTTTTGATGCTTCAGCTTCTTTCTTTTCAGTTTCTTTCCTTAATCTATCTGCTTCTTTTGCTTTGTCTTCAGCATCTTTCTTATCTTTTTTATCTTGATCTTCTTTTTCTTTCTTATCTTTTTCAGCTTGTTTAGCTTTTAATAGATCTTGATCTTTGTTATATTTTTCTTGAGCATCTAATGCTTTTTGTTGAGCATCTTTTATTATTTGAGCAGATTTTTTTTCTCTATCTTCTCTGGTTAATAATTCTTTCCAAACAGCCAGAGTTCTTTTACCTTCTAAATTATCCCAAAAGCCATTGACCTCTTCTAACTGAGTAGCAGTGTTTTGTTTTATTTCTTCAAGACTTTGATTATATGATTCTTTCAAATCAATCATTGACTTTTCAAAATCTGTTAACTTTCCTGTGGTTACATCAAGCTGTTGATCTAATTCGGTCATAGCCTTGATGTGGTTATTATGCTCATCAGCAAGTTCTTTACTGGCAAACTTAACTCCATCTAAAGCAGTTCTTTCCTTATCTAACTTTTCTGTATCTTCTGCAAATGCGTTTGATAATGCTTTTACGGCAGTAATTAAAGCTGTGATTAACAATATAATAGCTCCTAACGGATTGGCATCCATTGCAGCATTCCACAACCATTGTGCAGCTGTAACTACCTTTTGAACAACGCTGAAATTCATCAATTGAATTCCAAGATTTTTTAAATTCTTGCCAAGTCCTTCTAGTCCTTCTAAACCTTGCATCAAAGCAATTGCACCTTGTATTTTTATCAACTGTTTTTGAAGATCTTCAGATTCTATACCAAATAAACTTAAAGCACCCTGTGCCGTTGCAAAACCACTTGCAACACCGGCTAGAACCTTAGTTCCATTTGCTAACATTTCACCAAGATCTTTTGCAGTACCTCGGATCTTTTGTTGCATTTCCCTTAATTCAAAAGCTTTGTTTGCAGCTAATTGCAAGGCGTTTGCATATTCAGCCGTTCCCTCTTTTGAATTTAACATTGCTTCTTTCGCCTGTTTTATTTCATCTCTGAGACTTTTTAAACTGGTTGTTGCTTGGTTTGTTTCAATTGTAATTATTTCTTTTGTTTCTAAAGGCATTTAAAAGGTTAATTAATACGGTGTTTGGCCGTTCATATAATTATTTATATCGTTGACTTTGACAAGTTCAACTTTTGTAAGTTCATTATTAACTAAATCAAAATCAATAATTTTATTGACGGTATATATTGATCCATCAATTAGAATGAAATCCCTGAATTTAAAATTCAATACATCCAAAGGATTTAAATAAAAATATCCTGTAAATATTTTTGTATTGATGTTATACCGATCAGAAATATAATTTTTCCAATACCTGTTATAAATCGTTGACCCTGTTACATAAGTCGCATTATAGTAAATTTCGTTTGGTGTATAAAAATCAAGACTATGAGTAAAATTTTTCATATCTGGGTAATTATTACCAGCTTCTTTGTAAAAGAAATCCGTTCCGATACTTGTTTTTGAAACGTTTTTCATTTCTGTACCTGCCTCAAAAGTTACATCTGTGTATTTTTCTAAACCTGCAATTGTTAATCTTTTGCGCTTGCTTACATTGTGACAATATTCGTTGTTTATTATTTGTTGGCTGGTATCATCTGTAAAATGAAAATGATAACTATTAAAATCATTATTGGTATAACCTGAAGGTTGAGTTATATTTCCATTCATAAATACCAATCCAATTGGATCGTAATTTGATAATTTATTAGATGATTCTTTAGCTATGACTGGAATTATTTTATATCTTGAAGTACTTTCATTTCCAAAAATGGAATAACTAAAATCTTTAGATAAAATTGGTTCAAAAATAATATCTGATAAAATATCAAAAGTCTCATTGTTAAATTCGTATCCTGTGTTTATGATACAATCAGAATAATATTCATTGTAATTATCGTAATATAATTTAGTTAAGTAAGAATCTTTTGCTTTTTTATAACCAAGTCGTAAAAACTTTTTATCAAAATTTAATGGAATTATTGTGATTTCTTTATCTCTGCATAGTTTAGACGACCAATCTAATGTAGTTCCACCTGAATAAAATTCATTTCTATTTTCGATACTAATTTCTTTGGTAACATTATCAATACTAACATATAAACCAAACATCTTGATGTATGATAAAAACAGATCTTTTATTTTAACAGCGGGTAACAGATCTTTGATACTTACATTCATATTTGAATGTATTTCTTTTATCAGTTCAGAATCAATATGAAAATTTGTTGAAAAATCAACACCACATTCTACATTTGAATAACTTGCTACATTATCACTTCGCTTGATCCAATCCGTTCCTGCATTATTTCTTTGTGTAACTTTTAATTGCATTGTCATACCTGTTACATTCATATTTTTTGTATATTTCTGCAAATAGGTATTAAAATAAGTTGTTGGAGTTACCCAGTTAGAAGTTGTTGTATCATAAATTTCAATGTTATCAGTATAAGTTCTTAACGCTGGTTTATATGCTCTAAATTCGGCATATAACGGATTATTTGACGATCCTGCAATTGAATTTGTACATAAATGAAAACTTACACTATAATTAAATATTACGGTTGATTTATAAATAAATTCAACATCCAAATAACTGTCATTATTAGCAGGATAATAATAATAAGCTGATCCTTCAGACGGTAAATCAAAAATAAATAGTGTATCAACATCAAAATTATTATACTCACAATAAAACAAATTTGAAGTTAATAACGCTTTTGTAATGGCTGATCCACTAATATTGAAATTTAAATCATTGGTTAAAAATGTCATATCTGAATCAGTTAACGTTGTTGTTACTGTTGTTTGTGAAGTTCCAACATAAACCCCAGATTCAGCATAAATAGAAACATTACCTGATTGTATTAAAGAATTGTTTAGCAACGGACAAGTTAAAAGTAAATTATACCAATATGGATTGTAAATATTTTCTGTTGAATTCCAATTAATTAAATAGTTGTAAGTACTTGCAAAATTTCTTAAAATCATATCCATATACACCCCAAAACGCTGTTTATAAGACAACTTTAATTTCATAAATGTTTCTGTATAGTCATTAGATAAATTGCTTTGGTGTTTAACATCGTCATCATTCCAGCCGCTAAAAAATTCAACTTTGTTTGAAATGTTATACAATCCGTTTTCACTATCTAAAATATCTATGAGCTTATCATTATAATAAAGTGTGTTATCTAAATTTGAATCAATTGTACTTGAACCACTATAAAAAACATTTAAATCTGATTCGTTGAACCTGCTTTTTTTTGCGGGTGTTTGCGATACGTATAAATTAAAAAGTGAATCTCTATTAACTGTAAACGATTGATCATAAATTGCGGGTAAAGCATCGGTTAATAAATCATCCTCCAAACTTTGAATAAAGTTTCCAAGCTCTCCAAATAAATTTATTTGATAATACCATTTCTTTTCATTTTCAAAAACGATGTTAACCATTTTAATATAACCGATTTGGAACAGTGCTGAATTATACATCAAACGAAAGTTTGCTTTTCTATTTGCATTAAAATCAATGTTCTTATTTGCATTGGAATTGTCAAGAACTATTTTATTGATGCACCATATATTACCAAACAGCATATTATTATTTGCTGTGTTTGGAATGTTCAGTGTTTTTGAATAAGTATTTTTAATTGACCCAGGATTTAAGATATCATCTATTTGTTTAGTGATTAGAATAGATACATTATCATCAAGATCAATCTTTGTATTTTCAATATATAATTCAGCTAACATCATTATTTTATTTATTAAAATCTATAATCCGATAATTGTTTAATTACTGTTAATTGAATATTATTTAATTTATCAAACCGATGTTGTTTGTATGTAAATGATTTATCATCTAAACTTACAGAATGTGTTAAATCGGTTTGTGCATCATATAACCATAACTTAGGTGAACTAAAAAGATCATCAAATTGATTATATTCATAATCATAAAGAATTTCAGAGTTTAATAACCAGCTTGTTTCTGAATCAACTAAATATGTTGGATTTATTATTGTACTGGATTTACCAGCAATTGAACTTACATTTGATTTTCTCCAATTCTTTTTATATGAATTTGATTTATTAGTTATTGTTTTAACACAATTACCACCCATTATAAACCAATCAACACCACCACGACGATTAATATAATAAAGTTGATAGACGTTTCCTTTATAATCACAAGTATCTTTAATCTTATAAATTAATCTTCTGCCATATGCAGGCCAAGCGTCATTGGTAACATTTAATAAAGTATTTTGAATGTCTAAAAAAATATGGGAAATATTATCTATATAACTTAAATTAACAGCATCATATGAAAAATTAAGATTACCAATAGAATAGGTATTAGTAGAATAATAACCCGTATTTAAATTAACTCTGCCTTGATAGGTTAAAGTTTCGCCATTTAAATATATAACATTAACATTCATATATTCTTTAGCAGAATTATGCACATAAACCTGAAGATTTCGTGGCGAATATCTTAAAGTTTCTTTGGGTGTTTTATGTGATATGTAATTTAAATATGTTTGATTATTTATATCTACATATTGAGCTGCATAATATTGATGCAAATCATTTAAAATGAAATCATTTTGCTTGTAATAATTATTATTTATATTACCGTTTCTGTTGGTATTTTGACCAAAATAAATAACTTGCTGTTTACAAGGTTCATAATTATTAAATGAATTTATTCCAAAATAAACATTTGACAAATAAAAGAAAGTTCCTGTGTTGCCAGTCATTTGAATTTTAATCTGAAAGGGTTGAAACTGTTCAATTAATGTAACTGGTAATGTTATTTCTTTCCAGCTATTTGTTGAAGGTCTTAAAGTAATTGAAGTATTTATATAAAAATCTTCTTCATCATCATCATATTCAAGAAATGAAACTTTAACAGCATCGTTTAAAGTATTACCAGAAAAATAATTGTATCTGAAATGTAAATAAAATTGTTGATCAGTTTTATAGGTTGTATTTGGTGTATAAGTAGTATAATAAGAGCCTAAAGTATTACTTGATTTTGTATAGGTTGTATAGTAAGTACCAAATGTATAATTGAAATTTGTTGAACCTGAATTGGTATTCCAAAAAGAAAAATTTCTTTGAATGGGATTGGTGTTATAAGATGAATTTCCTAATGAATTTAACAACAAATTATTGCCTTGAAAAGGATCAATAACATTACTATAGTCTTTATAGATGTAGTTTACTAACCAATCTTCATTGGTAAATGATTGAGGTATAACTAATGTCGAACCAGAAGATTTATAATAATAAGTTCCCCCACTTGAATCATATATCTTATATTTTAAATTTGCAATGGAATGATTTAATTCAGTGTATTTGGTTGTTGAATCAATATCGAACTGATCATAATTTATAAGATTATTTATAATTGGTTGCAAATCTATATAAACACTATTGTTTATATCTTCATAATAAACACCCTGAAATAAAGTAGTAGAACCACTAAGTAAATCCAATCTGATATAATTATCTGTTCCTATATTGTTCCAAAGAATTTCACAGGGATTGCCTTGTGTTGTAGTTCCTGAAGTGAATGAAGTTGTTATTAATCCCATTATAATTTAGTATTAGTATTGTCTTTAAGTAGTATTTCTTGAACGTCTTTGTGCAAAGCTTCTATTAAAAGAAATTTATAAGATTTATTTATTTTACTAATTGATTTATTAAGTATTGGTAAAGCTTTAATTCCGTTCTTACTTATTGATCTTGCAATTACAAAAGCAAGTTGTTTAGGTTTAAGCTTTTTATCAATTTTTGGTAGAATATTCTTTTGTTTAATCCATTTTAAAATAGCATTTATAGGTGGTTGTTTAGCGCCCTTTCTTCTACCTGATTCGATGTATTTAAAATAGTCTTCTATATCAAGATTAAGTTGATATTTAGTGCCAAGAACATTAACCCAAAACTTTAATGTTTTATCTATTTTACCATCTTTTTTGTGAGCTTTTAGAATAGTTATTATTTCATCTTTTAAAAGATCTGCATAGTCTTCTAAAGCTTCTAATAAGTGGTTATATTTAATTTCTTCCATTTAAAACTCTTTTATTTTCTTTGTTAACAGTATCGTTTAAATATGATAGAGTGTTTAAGAACTCAACGATATTCATTTCCCAAACTTTATCCCAAGTTCTTTGAGTTCTGTTTGCAACGCTGTCAATTGATCTAATCCACCCCCACTTTGAATTATATTGATCAATTTCGTTTGAAGTTTCTTGTCTATCTTGTTCTGTTTCATTAGTTTCTTCAGCTGGTAAATCAAATAACGTTGAGTATGATCGATTAAAATTTTTGTTTGTTGATAAAAAAAAAGCGTCAAGCTATTCGCAATGTCTATTGTTAAATGATTTAAAAGGTCATTACTGACCTGTTCTATATCATATTTACCATACTTTAAAGCAACATAACGTTTTCCGTATATAGTCTTTTTTTCTTTGGCAGGAATAAAGAAAAGTGATAAGAGTTTATGAATGTTTTCTGTGATATCTTTATTAATAAGATATTGTAAATCAATATATTGTTGAACATTTAGCTTTTGGAAATTATAAGTAACAACGTAATGAACACCATTGATTTGATAGGTATCTAATAACTTAATTTTATCTATAGGGTTATTAATAAATAATATCTCTTTAGCAAGTATTTGAAAGTCTGTTATAGGTATTGATTGAATTATATCAACATCTAAAGAACTTAAAATAGAAACTATACCAACAATCTTATCAATTTCTTCTAATTCATTAGATTGTAATACATCTATAATTTGTAAATATTCATTTATAGTAACCTCCGAATATTTGTTTTTTATAATAAATTCCTTAACTTTATTGTCTATTGAAATGTTAAATTTTTTCATTGTTTCCTATCTTTTTTTAACTTCTATTAACAATTGTATTTGTCCTATAATATTTATTATGTTAAATACTAATTTTTTTAACACTTCTAAGACACTTCAATTGTTAAAATTTTATCTATAAATATTCTTTATGTAACTGTTGTTACATAGTTATTTTAAATGATATGTTCCTTTATTAAATGAATTAATTAACAGTGTTTCAACGGCATATGTTAAACAATCTCGCATATCATCATTGCTTGGGTAATTTGTTGTGACCTGATCAATAAATTCTTTGTTCCAAAATCCATTTATAATAAATATTCTTTGTCCTTCAACAGTGGGGGCAATGGCTTTAAGTCTAGTTATTTTATCTTTATTTGGATTTAATTCTATTATATTGAAGTTTGTTGAGGCTTTTAATTGTTGTTTAACGGATTTACCTGAAGCTTTACCCTCTATATAAATTTTATTCAAACGATTTTTATCAATAATTTCCTTTAAAAACCTTATAAAATCAGGAAATTCCATTTTATTTTGATAAACATTTGTTATATAAAGACAATTATTATACTTAAAACACTCTAATACAGCATTATAATCTGAATCTTTTTCTCCATATGCAGTATCGATAAAGTAAAACTTTAACTTGCTATGTAAGTGAATAGTTTTTAGATAGTTATCATCAATAGGAATAACATTAAGCCAAGACTTTTTTATAATTTGATCTGATTCTAATTGCGGTTTTTGCATCAATTGACCTGCAAATGCACGTGCCCCTAGTATTTGACGGTAATCATCTATAACATTTAAGTCAAATCTACTTTTCCAAAACAAATTTTCATTATCTATATAATAACTTATTAATTCTGAAGGGCTTATGTTATCACTTAATTGAACTGGCAAACAGATATGATAATATTTATCAGGATGTTGATCTAAAAGATAACCGCAAATATCTGATTCTGAGATTCTTTGCTGCAAAATGATCCTTAAATCAATTGTTGGATTGTTTAAACGACTATATAAAGTATCTTTAAAGGTATTTACACAGCTTTTTAAAGTTTCTTGACTATCATCTGGGTTATTTATATCATCTAATATTTGAATGTTACAACCCTCTCCAATGATTGATGAACCAATACCAAAACTGATTCTTTTCCCTCCACTGTTTGTCATATAATTATTTTTGGCTTGGGTATCGGTGCGCAATTGAATAGATGGAAATAATTTAGCAAACCATTCACTTTCAATAAGCATTTTACTATAATGTGATTGCTTAACGCTTAACAATTCTGAATGACTTATTTGCATTACGATTAATTCAGGTGATTTTATCCAACACCATACGGGGAAAATCTGGCTTATTAGTATTGATTTACCACTTCTAAATGGTAAGTTTATAATATAATCCTTTGTTTTAGGTCTATTATCTATAATCCGTTCAACTTCATATTGTAATAAATCACATAAATATTTGAAATGCCAGTTATGATCCCAAATCACTTGTGGGTAAAGCACTTTAGAAGCATCTCTAAAAAATTCATAAAAAGATCTTCGATAAAATTCGGCTTGTAACTGATTTCTTAAATGTTCTTTTTGTGCCTTCGTTAAACTACCAATATTTACAGGGTTTTTAATCATTTATTCCTTTACCGTCGTTTAGATTCGCGTCCTGTATGGGTTTCAGAAGGTCATTCAATTGACTGTCTGTCAGGTCTTTAGGATTTATGTTTATTATGTTGTTTTGGATTGCGGTCTCCGGGGCGTGAATTCTGTTTAGTCGTTCGATTGCTTGTAGTGCTGCAATAGCGGCTTTTTTGTCAGTATCTTTACTATTGTTGTATATATCGTAATATAATTGTAAGTGGTGGTTTATTAACTCTTCTTTACTTACTGTAAAATGTTCTTTGATGTATTTATAACTATCAGTTAAATAATCTTTTGTTGTATTTGCACTAATACCCCACTTTTTTTTTGCATAATCAAAAGCAGTTTGACGGGTTGCACCACTTGACATTAATAAAGCTAATTCTTCAACCCTTTTTTCATAATTAATTTGATTAGGTCTTTCGCTTCTTTCTTTCTTTACTGGTTTATTATTTTCTTCCAATTCATTTCAAAATTTATTTTAAAGTTATTTTTTTAAAGTTCTTTTAGAAGTTTTCCTTTTAATAGTTTTTCTTTTTCTAATTACTTTAGGTTTAATTTCTTTAGAAGTTTCTTTTAAATCTATTTCTTTAAGAGGTTTGTTATCTAAAGTTTCTTTTACTAAATTTTCTTTAGAAGTTTCTTTTATTACTTGTATTTCAAGATCATTTTTTAAATCTATTTCTTTAAGAGGTTTATAATCATTTAATAAATAAAACATTCGAGTAAATAAATTTAGCAGACATACTGAACAATTCAATTTGTAGATATTATGATCATTATTGCGATATTTATTATATATATTTAATATTTTATGATAGTCTTTACTTTGTACATTCCTTATAAATCTTGATAAAGCTGCGTTTTTAAATTCTCCGTAAAATTCTTTTACTAAGTCGTAATCTTCTTTTGTTATCATTTAAGTTAAATTAAGATATCGTTTATTTTTATAAATATATAATTCATCAATTTTGTTAGAATAGGGGCAAAATAGGACATAAGAGAGGCGATTAATAAACTTATAATAATTGTATTATTACTATATAAATTATAAGCTAAGACAGTCCAAAAACTTAAACATAATTCACAATCGAATGGTTTAATTGAATAACCTTTATATTCTATTTTTTTTCCATTGAAAAGTTCATATATTCTTTTTTTGAAATTGTCTACAAATCCACTATATCCAATTATAAAGGATATTATAAAGGTTATTATTAAACTATTTATTATTAGGTTCATTAGTATTTATATTTTCTAATATTATTTTTTTCACTTTATTTATTACGATTCGTATTTGTTGATAATTGATTTTCTTTTTAAAATATTTTTCGGCTTTCCTTAAACTTCCAGTTTCGCAATAAATGACAAAGATTCTTTTTTCAGTATCATTTATCTTATTTTTTATTATACTTTGAATTTTTAGAAATAGATCTTCATTTTCAAATATGTTTTTTTCATTTAAAAATTGATTTTGCAAATCATATATATTCATTCAGCTTTAAATATTTATATACTTTTTCGTTTATTCTTTTTTTATATTTTCTGTAAAAATTGGATGTTTTACTTTTATAATTATTTTTTATGATTTTAATGATAAAATATTGTAATTGATTCTTTGAATGTAATTCTAAAAGGCTTTGTAAATTATAGGTTAATATGATCAATAGAATTTCTTGGAATAAATCTTTTCTAAGCTCACTTTCATAACATATATTATTACAAGTATCTTTAATAAATTGATAATAGATTAATATTAAATCGTTTATATTCATTAAATTACAATTGTTTTATTTACTTTGTCTAAAAGATTATTTAGAAATAATATACAATATGATAATCCGAAATGTATTGTTTGCAAAGGGATCATACATATTAAAATGATTGCAATCACTAGTATAGTTAATATGAATTCAATTCTTTTTTTTAGCATTTCTTTCTTCAATTAGTTTAGTTAGTTTTAATTCTTTTCTCAATTCGTCCGGTGTAAGACTATCTTCAAGCTTTTTTAATTCTTTTAACTCATCTAAATTGTTATTGATTTGAGTTAATTTTAAATAGATTAGTTTAAGTATTTCATTCATAAATATATATTTATTTGTTGTCGTTTATTTATTTGTTTATAGTTTAATTGTTTTAAAATCTTTGATGTATGCAATCTCTTTAGTTATCCGTGTTTGATCAAAAATAGATTTTGGATGTTCTACTTTAATAAATTCTAAATCGATCTTTGATAAATCTGCTATTTTTATTATATCTGAATTATTGAATGTGAAAATGTAAAGTGGTTTCATTTTTTTGTTTGATGCATCAATAAGAATATTCATATATTTTGTTTTTTCGATTAACATTAAATCGTTATCAATATATTTTTCATCTCTGTTTTTAATTTCAACTAAAAATATACCTGTTGCGCCTGTTGTATATGCATCGATGTTTGAATATTGATCTTCAGTAAATTTCACAGGATAGTTTAATTTATCGCAAAGTTTTTTAAACTTTGATCTTCCTACATTTTCATAATCTTCAAAGGTTTTCATATCATTTTTAATATAAATACTCCAAAAGTTGAAAAAAATCAGAAATTCTTTTAAATATTTTTTTCATTTATTAATTTATAAATCAATAAGTTTTGGAGACAATACAAAAAATCTGTTTATAAGATTAAATTAAATAATTATGATAGAGATATGTTTCAATTTAACTTTGTAATTCTGTTTTGATACATTAAATTTTTAATTTAATAACAGCTAAGGGAATTTCTTTTAGCTGTTTTTTTTTTATGAATTTCTGAATTTTTTGAAATATTGAAGTATTTATATATAGATTAGAAAAACCCATTTTTTAATCATCCTCTGCTAATTTTAATACATTTCATTAGCAGAGGTTTCCTTCTAAAAATGTATTGTGAACCAAAACACATAAAAATTTGGAGGAAAATAATTTTATTAGTACGAATATGAAATGTATACAATTGATTGCAGTTATTTTGATAATGTTAAAGGAAAAAATCACAAACCTTTTGATTTATTAAACCTTTCAAAATTCATCAAATCGAATGAATTAAAAGAAATTACACAAAATAAAAGAAAAGAAGACCTACCAATAATTAAACCCTCTGCTTTGATGAATGGTGGTTTATCTTCTAAAGATGTAATAAAACATAGTTCAGTTCTATATCTCGATATAGATATTAAAGATAATATGCATCTTAATTTTGATAAAAAACGATCAACTCCAGCACTTAATGAAACTGTATTTAAAAAGCTAAAAGAAAATACACTTAGATATGATATATATAATGATCCTTATACTTTTCTTGCTTATAAAACATTTAGCGGAGGTTTAAGAATATTTGTAATAACAGATTGTTACGACATTACAAAACATTCAATCTATTGGAATAACTTAGCTTTTTACTATTCTAACAGATATAACCTAAATTTAGATACTCATTGTAAAAATATAGTCTCAAATACATTTTTATGTTACGATCAAAATGTTTATTGCAATGATTTATCCAGTTTATTCACTAAAATTGATCCTAATATTATTTATTCCAATGAAGAAAAAAAGTATCAACAGTTACTAGTTAAAGTTGATACTTTTTATACTGATCCTAATACTTCTATTTCTAATCTAAATCATTCATATTCAATTGACAATGTTAATTTAAGTGATAATGATCAAAATATAGAAGATCAGAAAAAAGTATCAACAGTTACTAGTTTAAAAGAAAAGATATTGTGTAGTGTTGATACTTTTTTAACACAAACATTGAGATACAGAAGATATATTGCTGAAAATCTTTTCCCAGATCCTGTAAATACACCTATTTTTATACCTAATGGTTTGGATACCTGTGATATAGTACTTTATAATGGTTTAGAAATTAAGGAAGGTAAAAGGAATAGTACATTAAGAAGTATATGTATAAAGCTTATTTACAATAATCCAAATGTTGAATTTGACATTTTATTAAAAGAGATGCTAATGATAAATACTAAACATTGTACACCCGAACCTTTAGAAGATATTGAAGTCAGAAATATAGTAAGATATTTTTATAATAAACATAAAGAAAGCAAGCTATATTTTACAAAATACATCAAAAGAAAGTATGTTTTTTACTCAACAAAATATATAGGAAAAATAACAGATGAACAAGAACAAGAATTGATTAAACTATCTAAAATTGATGAAAATAATGATCGATATATAATAGATAAAAACATTAAAAAACAAATGCTTAAAACAAATAAACATAAGTTATCAATGAAATGTCTTAAAGAAGGAAAACAAACCAATTATGAGCAAAAAATATATGAAATAATTGAAGATTTACAAGGTGAAAAAATAACATATAAAAAAATAGCTGAAAAAATGGGTGTGTCTGAAGTAACAATTAAACGCCGAATGACAAACGAATTAAAACAGTTTATGAAAAATAATAATTAATAATAATATAATTCCGTAAGGGAAATAAATAAAAATAATTTTAAATAAAAAAGAAAACAAATGAAAAAAGTATTAATTAACACAGAAAACGGTATTGAAGCATATGATTTGGATAAATATGAATTAATCATATCAACAGAATTTACTGCAAAAGAAAAAGAAGAAATTCTTAAATTTTATAAAAATTTAACAATAAATGAACTTATTGAGTATATTGAAAACAATACAATTTGTAAATCATTACAAAGTTTAGGTATAAATTCAGATACAAAAAATAAAATAGAATCAATAAGATTTATAGAATATCATCGGGAAGTATATAAAATAAATGAAAATGAATTTATTTTACTAAATATAAACACTAATACATTTGTTCTTGCAAATAAAACAAATGTAATTGACTATGTTAGAACATTTTTGACTGATGAACAAGTGATTGAATTATTAAAATTAGAATGTAAATAATATAAATTATATGACTAAAGATATAAAATAGGTAGTAACTAACTAAATCGATTGAACTGCATATAATATGAACCCCAAACGGATTTTAATAGTTAAAATCTTTTAAGAAACTTCAATAAATGTTAAAGTTTTAATAAAAAATAATTTTACATCGTATAATATGAATGATAATGGGTTTTACTTTAAACTCTGATTTATTTAATAAATTTTAAAATATATATTTATGGTTGAATTAACAGTATTATTAACAAAAGAAAAATTTGTATTATCATTAATTGGATTTTTCAACGAAGGTGATATAAATAGTTTTATTGGTGGATTTATAGGTGAAAGAATTCGTAAATTACAAGAAATTGTCAAAATTTGTGATGTTACATTATCTATTACTAGAATTAATCAATTTATTGAGGGTGATTTAAATCCTAATTTAGATTGTATTATTACAGAATTTAAAAAAAATTTTTCAGAGGTTAAATTTGTGTTTGATATTTAAAAAATTTCTTCATTAAGCCTTAATTTAAATATCTTATTAAGGCTTAATTTTTATATTCAATTTTCTCGTTGTTATACAAAAAAAACTTACTTCGTTGAGATAAATATATTGTTATAGAATTTCCTGCAAAGCTTATAATCTCAACTTTAATAGTTTTATCCTGTTTATTTTCGGTTAATTTTTTTTCATCTTTGGTAATAACAATTCTTTCAATTACCTGTTGAATATATTCTTTTGAAATATCAAGTTTAACTAATTTATAGAGATTGTTATCAGTTAATGTAAAGTTTGCAAAAGCAATTTTTGAGCTTTTTTTGAGGTTATTTTCTTTTGTCTGACATTCTTTAAGCATCTTTAAAATTTTGCCCTCTGAGGTCTTAATTATATCACTTTTTCTTTTATATTCGTCTTTGGTAATGTTATCAGTTGAAGTATATAAATCAATAAGTTTAGATTGCTGTCTTTCAAGTTTTTTTAATTCAATTTTATAGCTTTGAATTTCATTTAAAAGTTGTTCATTTTCTTCAAAATTTATTGTAATTAATTTTAACAAATCTTTTACAAATACATATTTTACTGCATATTCCAGCTTATCAATACTTATTGCAGTATTACCGCAATTGTCATTATATCGAATACTAATACATTTATAAGAATTATCTTTGCCAGATGTTCTTTTATGTGCAAAATAGGATTTATTACACACACCACATTTAATCAATTTTTCATTTAAAAGATATTCAAATTTGCTATTAATGGTTTGTTTGTTATAGTTTTCTTTCCTGATTTTATTAGCTTCTAAATATTGATCTTCTGTAATTATAGCAGGTGCGTTAACTATTTCATTTTTAAATCTTCTTTGGCCGCAATAGATTGAATTACAAATAATATCATAAACTACTTTATCCCGCCATTTTTTATTGGTTCTTGTTGGTATGTTTTTTGAATTTAAAATTGTTGAAATCTTCAAAGTACCTTTACCGTTAAGATACATATCAAAAATTTCTTTAATTATTTCAGCTTCAATCGGATTAATAACAAGTTTTTTACTAATTTCTGATTCTTTCATATAGCCATAAGGCCACATTTTACCACCTCCAACGTGACCTTTTTTTGCTGAATTCAGAAGACCTGATTTAGATCGATATTTCATTGTTTCAAGTTCATAAGAATTTATTGATGAAAGTATAGATAAAACCATACTTGATGTATGATTAATAGATTTATCAGGGTTTAACGTTTGGATGTTTTCTTTTAGGCTTATTAAACCTATTTGTAGATTGTTTAAAATTTCAATTGTGTTAAGTACTTCTGAAGTTCTACCTAAACGACTTAATTCTGATACTATAACAAATGAAATTGTATTTTTATTTTCTTTGCAATATTCCAAAAGACTTGTTAAAGCAGGTCTTTTCTTCTTTTTTCCGCTTTCTTTTTCGGCAAATTCATTGACAATGATATAATTAAACGCTTGGCAATATTGTTTAATATCATTTACTTGTCTTTTGTAATCTTGTACAGTGGTCGAAACCCTTGAATATGTGCAAACCTGAATAGTTTTCATAGCATATTTTTTTGACGTTTATAACATCAAATATACACTACTTAATTTAATATTGCAACATCGTACATAGTAATTTTTAATGTGGCGAGTATAAATAATTGAATGATAATCATTTAAAATAAAAAATAAACTAATAATAATACAATTGAAAGACCTGCTAACCACCTATAAAATTTTTCAAAGTGGAATTCCATATCAGGGTTTTTCAAATTTTTTGATCCTAGTGAATTATGATAATCGGTGTGACAATTAGGGCAAAGTTTGATAGTTTCTTTTGTTTTTCCAAAGGTGCTTTGGGGTAAAATGTGGTGTTCTTGAACTATTAAATATTTTTTACATTTTTCGCAATAGTCCTTTTTCATAGTTCAAAATTTAAAGGAAATTCTAAAACAATGAATTTCGGGATCATCACTTATTTTTAAAAATGGAGCTTCAAAAATGAATTCAACTTTTGAAATGTCTGTTATTTCATTTATTTTTTCTTCCAATTCGCTGTAAAGCTCTTTAGAATTCAATAAACAATTAACTTTATCCTTGTACTCAGTTATATTTAAATCTAATTGACCATTAATGTAAAATGTAATTGATATATTGTTGTTTTTCCAGCCAAATATAATACTAGTTTTATTGGAATTAACTTTAACATTTAAATCAAAAAATTCCTTTAATTTAGGCTCACTGTTAAGTAAAAAATTTAATGTTGAATCTTGATTCATTTTAATTAATTTTGCTCCAAATATAGTTTAAAAAGTAATATAATGACATATCAAAAAAATTTAAAAAATAGGTTTAAAGGTTACTTAGTTTTAGGTTTAATAATAATAGTTATAGGATTAGTTTTAAAATTTTTCCATTTAATATAGCTTTAATCCCTTATATACCTAATATATAGTTGATTAAAGCTATATGTCAACCTACATTATTTGTATTATCATTTCTTTTATCAAAACTTGTTAATCCCATTAAACCAGTAATTAAACCGATTAAAGCAATAATAATTGATAAATCATTTTCCAAAAATTTTTAAAGCTGTTAAAACAATTCCCAATGCAGCACCAAGCACTGATAATGAGGTTACTATCCATTTATTCACACTCTTTTTTTCTAGCAAATTATCTTCAATTGTTCGAACTTTTGATTCCAATTTTTCCAATCGAATGTTGATATTTTTTTTTTCCTCAACGATCTGATCTAGTTTCATATCGATTATTGCGAAGTTCTCTTCTTGTTTGGCTTGATGCAAATCTAATATATTTGCAATAAAATCCTTAATTTCAATTAATTCCATTTCTTTTTATAATAAATTTATTTAAACCTGTCTATTTAATGTAGTTTGAAACGCTTGTACTAGTGAATATAAGTTAGACACATCTGTATCAGTTAATCCATTTCCTATAGTTGCAAATGCGCATTGTTTCGAATCAAAATATTGCCCTCCATTTCTTGAAAAAAGAAATATATTACCACTATCATACGAACTACTAAAATCTGTAGTGTTAGTAGATCCTTGTTGGGTTGCATTTTTAAAGCCCTTAAAAACAATATTAGATGTTCTTGTAGCCGTGAATAAACCTCTTGTATCGGTTTGAGAAGCACCTATTGCATTAGCTAAACCACCTAAAATAAATGTATATAGACTACTTTTTAGGTTCATTTGGATGAACTTATTATTGACAAAATAACCAATACTTAAAATAT